AATGGTTACATTATAATAACTATCAATTGTATTTTCAGAACGCTAAAAACAAAGTTTATAGGCTTATACATGAAGAGAACAGGCAAGTAAGAGAAGTGTACCCTGAATCAATAAAAAAGTTTATAAAAAAGAAATTAGTTGATGCTGGGCATATTGACGTTATGGAGCAAATTATAAAAAATACAAATAGCATTTTTACTGATGCATTTTTTGAATACATTGATAAATCTGAAATTGAGATATTACGAGATGAAGCTCACAAGTGTTACTTCCCTTTTAAAAATGGTATCGTAACCATAGATAAAGGTAATATAAGCAGAATAGATTACGGTTGTATTGATCAGTCAATTTGGGATAGTCAGATTAATGACTTTGACATCTATGTCAATAAAGATGCTGATATAACCGAATGTCAGTACTATAAATTTATAGAAAAAATTAGTAATGATGAGACTGAGCGTATAAATTATGCTATGTCTATTATTGGTTACATACTACATAGTTATAAAGATTCAAGCCGACCTTATGCAGTGATCTTAGCTGAAGAGACTGATGATGAGTCCAAAGGTGGTGGAACAGGTAAAGGTATTTTCTTTAAAGCCATCAGCAAACTTATTCCAACGGTTACAATGGATGGTAAAAACTTTAAACCTGATAAGACATTTGCATTTAGCCGGGTGGAGCTGGGAACAAAGCTTGTAATCATTGAGGATTGCCCTAAAAATGTAGAATTTGAGCGTTATTATCCTACAATTACTGAGGGCATGACTATTGAAAAAAAGAACAAAGATGAGATATTTTTATCTTTTGATGATAGCCCTAAGATTGCATTTACTACCAACTACAGCATAGCCAGTAATGCAGAACATGCTAAACGTAGGCAAAGAGTGCTGGAGTTTGCTCCGTTTTTCTCATCATCTAAGACACCTCAAGATTATTTTGGCAATAAGCTATTTAATGATTGGGATAATGATGAATGGCAACGATTTTACAACTTTTTATTTAGATGTGTACAGTATTACTTTCAGAATGGTATTAAGCCGATTATGAACAGCGAAAAGCTAAATAGAAAACAAATTAAAATGCAATTTGGTGAGGACTTCCTTGACTATTTAGATACAATTATTCAGGACCATTTTGGGCAAATGTTACCACTATCTGATGAGTGGAAAAACTTTTTAAATAGGTATGAATTACAGCCAAGAGAATACAGTCTAAAAAGATTTGTAAAAGGATTGAAAATCGGTTCCCAAATTTTACAAATCGATTACATCGATTACAAACTAAGGGAGGAAAACAACAAAAAGTACTTTAAAATAGGAAAAAATCATAATAACTTCGTAGAAAGTGTAACCAATGTAACCGATTTATTTTAATTGTAACCGATTTATTTACGGATTGGTTACATCCCAAAGCATTGAAAATCAATTAAATAACAACATTTGTAACCAATATAAACTATTTTTATATTTATTTTACTAAAGTATATATATATATATATATAGAGAGAAATAGAAAAATGGTTAAAATTGATTACATCGGTTACAAACAGATAAAAAAACTATGGAAAAAACAACAATATTTAAGGTGTATAATTCTAGCAGAATTATGTGTTATAAAGTGGCTACTACCACCAGGACAGATGATGAGATTTTAGGAGTCATAATTCCAATGTATGATGGCATGAAAAATCTATACAAAGTTTATAAAAATGATGAGCTTATTCATGTCATCAATGCTAGACAAAATAGATATGGTAAAAAAGTTAAATCTATTTTAGAGGTTAGTACAGGCATTATATTTAAAGACCTTACCGAGATGAAGGATGTATTACTGATAGATCGTAGTAAAGCCTTAGAATTAGTTAAGAGGTCATTTAATTATCGTTATGTCTAAAAAAATGATTAATTTTATATTGAATAAACAATTGTAAATCATGGCAGGAACAGGAGGAGCAAGACCAGGAGCAGGTCGTCCTAAAAAAGCTTTTGAGTTAGATGTAAGGAATATAGCCATAAAAGCTATAGAGGAATACTATGGCAGTATTCATAATGGCTTTGTTACTTTATTGAATAGTAAGGAGCCTACACTTATAAAGTTTTGTTGGGAGCATGGAGTAGGTAAGCCTACAGATATGATACAAATGAATGTAGAGCAGGACATAAAAACATTTCAAGTTATACAACTACCTGATAATGGTAGGGATAACTTCATTGAGCCAATAGAGCCGATAGATGAAACCAATGAGCCAATTGCATAACATTGAATACATAAAGCCACAACCAGGCTATCAAACAATTGCACTATCAAGTAAGGCAGACATTGTCATAGGTGGTGCAGCTGCATTTGTGGGTAAGACATTTGCTTTGCTATTAGATCCCATTAGACACATAGACATAAAAGGATTTGGTGGTGTGATATTCAGACGCACATCAGTACAGATAAGGAATGAGGGTGGCTTATGGGACACCAGTACAAAGCTATACCCAATAGTTAAAGGTGATGCAAGAGAGTCGTCATTAGATTGGAAGTTTCCATCAGGGGTAAAGATATCATTCAGGCATTTGGAGTATGAGAAAAATAAGTATGATTGGCAAGGCTCACAGATTCCATTCTTAGGATTTGATGAGCTTACACATTTTACTGAGTCTATGTTCTTTTATCTGCTATCAAGGAATAGATCATCATGCCAGGTGAAGCCTTATGTTAGGGCTACATGCAATCCTGATCCTGAGAGTTGGGTGTATAAACTTATTAGCTGGTGGATAGATGCTGAGACTGGATTCCCAATATTAGAACGTAGAGGTAAGCTAAGATACTTTATCAAGTATGGCCATGATTATATTTGGGGTGATAATTATGATGAGGTGTATGATAAAGCTGAGCATATACTTGAGCCAATGATGAAAGCTTCAGGATTAGAGGCTAAGGACTTTATTAAGTCCATTACGTTTGTTAGTGGTAGCATCTACGATAACAAGGAGGGATTAAAGAATGATCCATCATATCCTGGTAATTTGCTTAGTCAGGATGAGGACACCAGGCGACAATTGTTAGAGGGTAGATGGAAGGTAAGTAATAGTCCAAATGATGTGTATGAGTATGATAGCTTTGCAGGTTTATTTGAAAATGTAAAAGGAGTAAACAAAGTAGGCAAGTACATTACAGCAGATATAGCAATGAAGGGAAGCAATAAGCTTGTAGTAGGATATTGGGAAGGTATGGAGTTAGTGGACATGGAGATTATGGATAAGAGTGATGGTAAGCAAGTGATAGATTTAATTAATAAGATGGCTAATAAGTATTCAGTAGAAAATCGGTATATTTGTTATGACGCAGATGGAGTGGGTAGTTATGTAGATGGATTCATTAAGGGAGCAGTACCATTTAATGGTGGTGCTTCAGCTATGAGTGTTAAGGATGAGGCAAGTGGTAGATTGATAAAAGAGAATTACTTTAATCTAAAGACACAATGCTTCTACAGATCAGGTGGAAGGGTAGGAGATGGACAGATGAAGATTAGTAAGAATGTGGCTAGCAAGATGTATGATAGTACAATGACAGTGAGGCAAAGGTTTATGTATGAGCGTAAAGCAATACAACGAGCTAAGAGTGATTATGATGGGAAGTTGAGAATAGTGGGTAAGGATGAGATGAAAATTAAATTGAATGGGGATAGTCCTGATTTGTTGGATATGTTTATGATGAGAGAAGTATTTGAGTTAAAACCAAAATTAATGTTTGCTTATGAGAATGATTGACAAGATTCTTGGGGTACCTAAAAGGGTAAAAGAATTGCAGCAACAAGTAAAAGCTTTACAACGTACATCTATGGGAGTTAGTATTAATGCAAGTAATGCTATCTTCCCAAGTTGGCAGACAATAGAAGCCATCAACCAATACTGTACAATAGATGACATCTATTCAGTGATCAGTTATTTAGCTGAGACAGCTGCAAGGATTCCATTCTATGGCTATGAGGTTGTGGATGATATAGCAATGAAGTCGTATAAAAAGTATGACATGAAAGCATTGCAAAAGAAATACTATAAGACAAAGGCATTACAGGACCTGCAACAGGATGATATCTTTATGAAGATGCTAGAGGGCATATCATA